GAAGACAACCCGTTCAGCCTTCAGAACGTTGCGCAGATCAAGAAGGAGTTCGACTCCGATCCGGACGGCACTAAAGAGAAATATCCGGAGCTCTTCTACTACTATGATGGGCTTCTCGATACCAAGATCTCCCAGTCCGTCCACCCGGCAGGCATGGTCATTAGTCCCATCACCCTGCAGGACAACTTCGGGGTTTTCGACAAGGAAGGGGAAAGCTGCCTGATGCTGGACATGGAGAACATCCATGACTTCACGGGCCTCGCCAAATACGACTTCCTGATTTTGAAGACCGTACAGGTGATCCGCGACTGCTGTACCTATCTCGGCAAACCGTATCCGAAAACTCACGAGATTGACTGGAACGATCCGGAGGTCTGGGCGGATATGATCAAAAATCCTTCAGGGATTTTCCAGTTTGAAGGTGATTTCGCCTTCCAGAGCCTGAAAAAGTTCAAACCGACCAGCATCTTCGACATGTCCATCGTCACCGCCTGCATCCGGCCGTCCGGTGAATCCTACCGGAATGAGCTTCTGGCGAGGAAAGAGCATAAAAACTGTTCTCCTATCATCGACGAGCTCCTGAAAGACAACCTCGGGTATCTGATCTATCAGGAGGACACCATCAAGTTTCTCCAGCAGATCTGCGGACTCTCCGGAAGCGAAGCAGACAACGTCCGTCGCGCCATCGGCCGCAAGCAGAAGGACAGACTGGACGCCGCACTTCCGGCAATCCTGGAAGGTTATTGCCGAAAGTCCGACCAGCCGCGGGAAGTAGCAGAAGAAGAGGCAAAAGAGTTCCTCCAGATCCTGGAGGACTCCGCAAGTTACCAGTTTGGGTATAACCATAGTGTGGCCTACTGCCTGCTCGGCTATTTATGCGCCTATTACCGGTACTATCACCCGCTGGAGTTCATCACTTCCTTCCTGAACAATGCAGCGAACGAGGACGACATTGTAAACGGCACGGCTTACGCCGCGAAGATCGGAATCCATGTCACCATGCCGAAATGGGGGATTTCCAGAGGCGAGTACGCCTTCGATTCCGAGAAAAACATGATCGCCAAAGGCCTCTCCTCTATTAAATACATGTCCGACGGCCTGGCTGACGAGCTTTACGAGCTCGCCCACGCCAAAACCTACACCCGTTTCGTCGATGTACTCTACGATCTCGATCAGAAGAGCTCCATCAACAGCCGGCAGCTGGATATCCTGATCAAAATAGACTTTTTCAGCGATTTCGGCAACCAGCGGGAGCTTCTCCGTATCAACGACCTGTTCTCCGACACCTTTAAGAAGGGCGAGGCGAAGAAAATCGCCAAGGACCGCGTCGACGGTACGCCGCTGGAGCCGATTGTCGCAAAATATGCGACAGGCGTACGGAAAGACGGCCAGTTTTCCAAGTCCTATACGCTTCTGGACGTGAAATCCATCCTCTATGAGGTGGAAGACACCGTAAAAGCGGCAGGTCTGGAGGATCTGAGCGATCTTGTGAAGATGCGCAACTTCGCAGATGTCATGGGCTACGCCGGATACACTTCCGGAAGGGAAGAAGACCGCCGCAAGCTCTATGTGCAGGATATTTTCTCCGTCCGCCGCAAAAAAGACGGCAAACAGTTCGGCTGGAACGTCCTGACGCGCTCCGTCGGCAGCGGCAAAGAGGCAAAATTCACGGTTTTCAACGAGCAGTTCAACAAAGACCCGATCCATAAGGGCGATATCATCCACTGCGACGGTTTTCGTCGTGACGGTCAGTACTTTACTTTGACCGCCTACCATCACATTACATAGGAGGCTCCATGAGAAATCCATTCTGCAACATGTGCGGCAAGAAATTCGACATCTGTGACGAACAGGAAGATTTCAGCATCTACAGGCGGCGTATCGGATACGGCTCAAAGTACGATGGCCATGAGTTAAAGCTGGATCTGTGCTGTGAGTGTATGGACAGGATTATCGGTGACTGCATGATCAATCCCGTCGCGCACGACTGGGAGGCCTGATTTTTTTTTACACACTCAATATAATTTTAAAATCTACATAGAAGGAGAACCTATGGACGGAACTGTACACTACGCGTACAACGCCAAGACCGGACAGTATGACATCCCGGTGGAGTACATGCTGACAGAGGAAGAAAAGGCAGAAAGCGATCAGGTTAACCACCCGTCACATTATACGGCGGGGAAAATCGAGGTGATTGAGTTTCTGGAAGATCAGAACCTTCCGTTTCACCTCGCCAATGCTCTGAAATATATCTGCCGTGCGGGGAAAAAGAACCCGGACAAGACCGTGGAGGATCTGGAGAAGGCGGTCTGGTACATCAACCGGTATATAAACCACGTACTTCGAAGGCCGGCAGGGGAGGATGACGCTTGAAAAAGCTGACCATCCTCGTCGACATGGACGACACGATTGAGAACCTGCTTGACTCCTGGCTTCATATGTTAAATATCGAGTACGGGTGCTGTGTCACAAAGGATGATATTAAAAGCTGGAATATCCAGGAAGCCTACCCTGACCTGACGCAGTGGGAGGTTTACGCCCCGCTTTTCCGGGATGAGCTCTGGAAAGACGTGAAACCAAAATGGGATGCAGTGAAATATCTGAAAAAGCTCCAGGAAGAAGGCCACGACATCTATATTACTACAAGTTCCAACTTCCGTACGATCCATACTAAGGTCGAGTCGATTCTTCATCGATATTTCCCATTCATTGACGATGATCATGTAATTGTGGCAACGAAGAAGCAGATGATCCGTGGCGATGTGATGGTGGATGACGCACCGCACAATCTGATCGACGGTGAATATGGCAAGATACTGATGGACGCACCGCATAATCAAGACTATGACGCCTGGAGCAACGATATGATGCGTGCACATAACTGGTATCAAGTATATTGTTTTATTGTAGGCAATTATGCATTAGAGATAGAAGAGGAGGATGAAGAAGACGATGGATAATAACATCATATTATATTCGACGGGATGCCCCAAATGCAGCGTGCTGACGAAGAAACTGGATGCCGCCGGCATCTCCTACACCGTCAACACGGACGTTGACGAGATGGTGGCGCTCGGCATCAAGTCCGCGCCGATGCTCGATGTCAACGGCACGCTGATGGATTTTTCCAGCGCCAATACCTGGCTGCGGGAACAGACCGCCGGAAAGGAGTGAATCAGTGGAAATTCAACTGAGGCTGTCCAAGGACTTTGAGCGCTGCCTCGACAACCTGAAGGAGAAGTACGGCGAGGATTTTGAGTACATCAACGGTCTGCATCCGAGTCAGCTCGACTTCTCCGAGTTCATCGACAACTTTGTAGACAAGGACACGCTTGCAGACGCCAGCATCGACCCCAATGCCAACGCCAACCACAAGGATATCCGTTCCTTCATGACGGAGAAGGGGAAGGCGGAGGACAAGCTCTTCGCCCTGAACAAGATCTTTACGGAGATCAAGAAAATGTGGGGTATTCGCACAGCCAAGCAGTGGCTGGAGGCGGAGTTCAGCCGTGCTTTCTACCTGAACGACTCCACCACGGCCAGCTACTTCCCTTACTGCTGGGCGAACGACTTCACGCGGCTGGCAACGGAAGGCCTGTTCTTCCTGAACGGCTCGCTTGCGGTGAATGACGATGGGAAGATTACATACGTTACACGCAAACGCTACAACAACCAGGCTCCGAAGCATCTTACCACCTATTTCGATGACGTGATCGAGTTTGTGTCCTTCCTCTCAAACCGCCAGAGCGGCGCGGTGGGTATGCCGAACGTCCTGATCTGGGCGTGGTACTTCTGGAAGAAGGATGTGGAAGACGGGTACTATATGAAAGACCCGGACTACTATCTCCGTCAGCAGTTCCAGAAGCTCATCTACCGCCTGAATCAGCCGTTCCTGAGAATCGATCAGAGCAGCTTTACGAACGTTTCGATTTTTGACCACTACTATCTGGAATCCCTTTTCGGCGGCGTGGAATTTCCTGACGGCACCCTCGCCATCGACCACATCGAAGACCTGATTGACTGCCAGAAGGTATTCATGGAGGTTGTCAGTGAGATCCGTTCCGTGAATATGTTCACCTATCCGGTGCTGAACTATTCTCTGCTGCGTCGCGGCGACATCACCGAAGACGAAGCGAAGGAAATGATTCGCACGCGCAAATGGAACGTCTTTGTTGACAAGACTTTCGCCAGATGGTGCTCCGATCATAACGTAACCTGGAACGACGCCAACTTCTTCTGCAGCGACAACGTCGGTGTGCTGTCGAACTGCTGCCGTCTCCTGTCAGACACCAGCAAGCTGGACGCGTTCATCAACTCCATCGGCGGTACGGCGCTGTCTGTCGGATCATGCAGGGTTTCCACCATCAACCTTGTCCGCATCGCCTATGAGAGCGAATTTGATAAGAAGAAATACCTTCAAATTCTGCGCAAGCGGGTGGAGCTGGACTGCAAGGCACTGGCTTCCATGCGCCATATCATCCAGAGGAATATCGAGAAGGGACTTCTGCCGAACTACCAGCCCGGCGCGGTGGAACTGGACAAGCAGTTCTGCACCATCGGCGGCATCGGCATGTACGAGGTCATGGATCTCTTCGGCCTCATCGATACAGACGAGTTCGGCTGCAAGAGCTACTCCGACAAGGCTGTGGAATTTGCCACCCAGATTCTGGACATCATGAACGAGGTAAAAGACAGTTTTAACTGCGACTTTTCCTTCAATATTGAGATGATCCCGGCTGAAAACTGCGCCGGCGTCATCTGCCAGGCAGACAATCTGTTGTTTGAGACGAACAGATACTTTATCTACAGCAATCAGTGGATTCCTCTGATGGAAAAATGCACGATTCAGGAGAAGTGCAGACTCGGTTCCCTCTTCGACAAGAAGTGCGGCGGCGGCTGCATTGCCCATATCAACGTGGAAAACCGCTTCGCGACCACGGATGAGGCATGGGATATGCTGAACTACGTTGCGCTGATGGGTGTGATCTACTTCGCCTTTACCACGAAGATTTCCGTCTGTGAGGATAAGCATGCCTTTATCTCCGAACCGCGCTGTCCGGTCTGCGGCAAGCCGATCGCCGACACCTACGCCCGTGTGGTGGGATTTTATGTCCCGGTTTCGGGTTATCAGCAGGTGCGGAAGCGGGAATTCGACCGCCGCAAATGGATGAACGTGCTGGAGAATGACGGGGTGATGCGCTGATGTGGCTAAAAGGCATCACCGATGAGGACTTCGTCAATTACAAAGTCCCGTCCATGTTTATCGCGACCGCAACCTGTGACTTCAAGTGCGACCGCGACTGCGGCAGTCAGGTCTGCCAGAACGCCGCCATCGCACAGGAGGACGACATCCATACCGGAGACGATTACCTGATCAACCGCTACCTGAAGAACCACATCACACAGGCCATCGTCTTCGGAGGACTGGAACCTTTCGACCAGTGGCAGGAGCTCTGGACATTCATCCAGAAGCTCCGCCTGCAGTATCAGTGCAAAGACCCTGTCGTCATCTACACCGGCTACACCGAAGAGGAAATCGACGGTATGCTCGCCTTCCTGCGAACGATGCCGAACATCATCGTGAAGTTCGGTCGTTACGTCCCCATGCAGCAGCCGCATTTAGATCCCATCCTCGGCGTCAATCTTGCGTCTGACAATCAGTACGCCAAACAGATTAGCTAATTTACATAATTCCCGTTGTCCCCTTACAGGGGAAAATGCCATCGCAATGGCAAAAGGGGTAAAAAAGGAGAATACATATTATGACAGACAAACAGAAACTTTCCCTGATCAACAGCATGATCTCCAACTATTATGAATTCTGTTCCTTCGACGATGAAGGCCTGAACGCCGGCTCCCTCCAGATGCTCGTCGGAAGCATCGAAGCCGTCCTGGCTTTTGATGCGGAAGAAGAGTGCGAGGACGATTTCTCTTTCGGCTGCTCCTGCTATCCCCGCTGTGACTGTGACTGCGGAGCAAAGGACGAAGAGGACGAAGGCGAGGATGGCCGCAGCGTGATCGGCGTGCGTGTCTATATCCCCAAAGAGAGCCCGACTCCCGATCAAACGGAGGTCGTCGACGAACTCGGCGAAGCGATCCACGAGCTCCTCATGCGCGTTCTGGAAGATGCGGAGGACTGAGATGCAGCATTATCTCTTCTGTGTCTGCGTCGCCGCCATGGTGACCGTCGTCCTGTATAACTGCTACCATGATGGGAGGCCGCGCCATTGATCTGGGTAAACGTAAAGAAACTCCGGGACGGGGCGAAGATCCCCGTCCTCGGATCGAAGAATGCCGCCGGGGCGGATCTGTACGCACTGCTGGAGCATGATTATCAGAGCATCGCACCGCACTGCACGGCAAAAATCTGCACGGGTCTCGCCGCAGAAATTCCGGAAGGATATTTTGGAGCGATCTTCGCACGTAGCGGCCTCGCAACAAAATGCGGCCTGCGTCCAGCAAACTGCGTAGGCGTCATCGACAGCGACTACCGCGGCGAGATCATCGTTGCGCTCCATAACGATACCGACCAGTTCCAGACTGTGGAAAACGGCGAACGCATCGCCCAGCTGGTCATCCTGCCATGTCAGAGTGTGACGTTTGTCGAAAAGGATGAACTCTCCGATACGGACCGCGGCGAAGGCGGCTTCGGCAGCAGCGGCAGGAAGTAAGAAAGAGAGGAAACAATGACTTTTGAAAAAGAAAACCGCTATCTCCTGACGGAAGTCATCAGCATCCATAAAAACCCGCTGCATGAAAAAATCGTCGGGCATATCTGTGAACTCAGCAAATTCAGTGAGAACGAATTCGGATGGTTCCATGTCTTTCTTGACGACGGAAAACACACCATCTGCACCTCCATCGTAAATGAGATCCGTATTTCCGAGGACGGGACAGTTACTGTCACCACCTCCAACAGCGTCTACCATTTCACGCTGTTGTCCGAGCCGTTGGAGGCATCCGCGCTTGAAAGGATGTGCGCCGGGCGTGGGGTCTGATAAGGCAAAGCAAATCAGGAAGGCGAAGAAAGGCGAGACGGCCGATCTCGAACAGGACTTCATCGTTCTCGCTGTGCCCTCCGATTCGGTGGAGATTGATATTACCGCGAAGGTATATATCGGCGGCGTACTGAAAAAAGTGACATGCCATCTGGACTTCCCGGAGGTCCGCGCCGCCATCAAAGAGGCGTATGAAGGCGGATATCTCCCGTCTAATGCCCTGTTCACCCTTGCGCCGACGAAGGCGGAAAAGCTGGCCGCGCTGATTGAAAAAGCCGCCGCAGACCCGGAGGACGACGAATGACACACGGTGACAAGTGGCGGCAACTCGATGACCGTCAGCTCGCTGCCTATCTCGGCGGCAAGGTTTTTGACTGCCCGCCCAACTGCGAGGAGGAACGGTATAAATGCGACAAATGCACGACAAAGTTCTGCATCGAACAATGGTACGCCTATCTGATTACGGAAGCGGAGGAAGAAAATGAAACGGAAACTGCTGTCTGAAAAAGGAACAATTGCATCCAACATCCTGTTGTTTGCCCTGGTTTTTATTCTGGTCTGCACCGCCAGCTTCTTCGCGACTGCCGGTATCCTGTGGCTGATTAACTGGGCATTCGGCCTGTCGTTCTGGAGCTGGAAGGTTTCTTTCGGCGTCTGGCTCGCGCTGGCCCTGCTGTCCGGAAGTCTGAAGGCGCACGTCGAGGTAAAAAGGTGAAGCAGCTCATTATCGCCCGTAAGGATCTGGAGATGTCACCCGGCAAGCTTGCCGCCCAGGTGAGCCACGCTTCCATGGCCTTCCTGACTTCGCAAATCCGCAGAAAAGGCAGGAAAACATTGAAGTACGGATACAGCTCTCATATTTCCTTTGAGGTTGGAGGCGGACCGAAAAACTATAAACGCGCCGACCTGACGCAATGGGCGAAGGAAGCTTACGATCGCAACCAGTTCTGGTTCTATACCAGACCGGTTCCGGATCAGGATGATCAGTACAACATTGAACTCTGCGACCCGGAGTATGAATATACCTGCGAATTGTTCTTCGATACCGATGTCTACGAAGATTGGATCGACGGCATCTTCGCCAAAGTAGTCTGCGAGGCGAAGAACCGGACGCACCTGACGAAGGCCGTCCAACATGCGACGGAGCTCGGCCTGAAGGAAGGAGAAGATTTCTTCCTGATCAAAGATAAGTGCCTGACCGAGCTGGAACCGGAGGAGATCGATGAAAACGGCGTCGGCCGGACGCTGACCTGCATCGGCTTCCGCCCTCTACCGGACGAGATTCAGCAAAAAATCAGCAGAAAGTACCAGCTTTACAAATGATTTACCGATTTATCTGTCCGCGGTGCGGCAAAGAAACGGAGCTCAGCATGCGGATCGATGAATACACTCCGGACGGCCATCTCTGCGACTGCGGAGCGGAGCTCCGGCGCGACCCGCAGGATTTCTGTAAGAGCTATTCCGTCAACTGCGAAGGCTTCTATACCGATTTCCCATCCAAATAAGGAGAAAACCATGAACAAAATCAACGACGAAAACCTCGAGCATGTCTCCGGCGGCACCATCATCCCCGTTATCGTCAAACAGGGAGACACGCTGGAGAAGTATGCGAAAAAGTTTGGCTGCACAGTGGAGGACATCTGCGGCTGGAACGATATCAAAGACCCGAACATGATTTATGTCGGTCAGAAACTGATCTTTAAGTTCTGAGGAGAGATGCATGACTGAAACAAAACTAATGCTGTACGATATTAACGAGACGCCGCAGTTCGGAAAGCTTCTGCTCTTCGGCCTGCAGCTGATGCTGTCGGTCTTCGTGGCGACCGTACTGATCGCCCAGATCTGCGGCGTTGCCGTCAGCGGCGCGCTCTTCGGAGCCGGATTTTCCACCTTCGTCTACCTCTTCGTGACGGGCTGGAAGTCCCCGATGTTCATTTCCAACTCCGGTGCCTTTGTTGCCCCGGTAATGATCGCACTGGCAGCGGCAGGTTATACCGGCGTTGCCGTCGGCGGACTGATTACCTGCCTGACCTACTGCCTCTTCGGGCTCCTGTTTTCCAGAGTGCCGGTAGAGAATATCTATAAGGTGTTTCCAAAGGCGCTGATCGGCGCGGTCACCATGGTGATCGGCATCACCCTGATGGGGTTCATCGGCACCTACGTCCAGATCGGCGGCGAAACCAATACATACGGCATTTTGATCGCCCTGTTTACGGCTATAGCGATCGCGCTGACCAGCCATTATTCGAGAGGGATCGCAAAGATTCTGCCGTTCCTTATCGGTACGCTGGCAGGCTACGCCCTGTCCGCTCTGCTGACGGCGACCGGCGTCTGCAAAATCGTGGACTTCAGCGTCTTCCGAAACATGCAGTTGTTTGCCTTCCCGGATCTGGCAATGAGCCACTGGACAAAGGTGCCGTTTTCCACTCTGCTTCCTCTGATTCCGATCTATATCGCCTTTACGGTCAGCGCGATGATGGAGTGTTTGAGCGATCATGCGGCTCTTGGCGGTATTATCGGCAAAGACCTGTATAAAGAGCCCGGAATCGGAAGAATTTTTGCCGGTGAAGGTATCGCGAACCTTGTAAGCTCCGCGTTCGGAGGACTCGGTGCCTGTTCCTACGGCGAAGGTGTTGCCTGTGTCGGATTTTCCAGAGTGGCAAGCACGGTCGTAACCGGTACCGCTGCCCTGATGCTCGCCCTGCTGGCTTTCCTTTGTCCGATTCAGGCCTTCATCGCCAGTATCCCAAGCTGTGTCTTCGGTGGCGCGGCGATCATCCTCTACGGCTACATTGCCTGCTCGGGCGTCAAGATGCTCCAGCAGATTGACCTGAACAATCAGAAGAATTTGATCATGGTGTCCAGCGTTCTTTCGCTCGGCATCAGCGGACTTGCGATAGGAGGTACAACCTTTGCACTTTCCGGTACAGCTCTTGCTCTTGTGTTTGGTATTGTTCTTAATCTCATACTGAAGGAGAAACCGAATGTGGGTCAGGAATAATCCGGAGCATCCCGATTTCTGGTACTGCTCCATCTGCAATGAGGAAGCATACTGGGATACAGACTACGGTCAGCAGTTGTTTGATTACTGCCCACATTGCGGCGCGTACAGCCGCATCCCTACCGAAATGAAACAGGAGAAACGACATGAAGTTTAACGCCTATCTGGCAGGACCGATTTTTACATACGGCGACCTTCTCCGCAATACGGAATGGGCGGCGAAACTCCGCGCCGCCTTCCCGGAGATGGATCTCTACAGCCCTGTGGAAAATACCGACATTAACGGCGTGGAGGGCAAGAAGAAGTTTGCCGACTCACGTATGATCGCATCCGCCGACAATGCCCGTCTGGATAATACCGACATCCTCATCGCCTGCATCGACGGAGACGTTCTGCCATCCGGCACCTGTGCCGAAATCGGCAAGTTCCACGAGAAGATCGCTCGCGGCGATAGAAAGTTTATTGTTGGTATCTGTACAGATAATCGCCAGTGCTATTTGACGCACAGCGAAGCGAAAGACAAAGGCGGTGCATTCAGCTTAGGCGAACAGCAGTACAGCTATCAAAATCTCTATGTGACGGGGCTCATCAAAGACGGCGGCGTGCTGGTTTCCAACATTGAAGACGCGATTGAAGCCATGGGCATCTGGCTTGTTATTTGCCAGGAATGGGATGCAATCGATAAAAACGCAATCGCAGAAATTATAGAACGCCTATGACTTTTGACGATTTTGTTACCGAGCGCATCAAGCTCGAAAAAGGCGAAGAGCGCGAACCGTTCTGCGTCTTTCGCGGCTACCAGAAGGTTGGCTACTGTGACGCTTCCTGCACCAATGAGTGCTATTACTGCTGTGAATCAATGTATGAATACATGAAGGAGCATTACGATGAAGGAACTGACGCCTGACCAGCGCGACCGTCTGCGCTATGCCGTCTACGAACTTTCCAAAATCGAACTGAAGAAACCACATCTCACGGACGACCAGCTCATGCTTCTTTTCTATGTCCTTGCCTACGAGGCGAAGACAACCTATTACCGTCAGGGCAAAGACGTCCTGAAATGGATGAGAGAAAACGCTCCGGAGTCAGGAAACTATCTTGGCTACGGCGGAGCCGGCTGGTTCACGGAAGACCATTTTTAATACATAAAAGGAGAATTTTATGAAGAAGATCCTCGCACTTGTTTTGATTCTCGCCATCGCACTCTCGCTCTGTGCCTGCGGAGGCACCGCGACCACGCCGTCAGATACCCCTGCCGAATCCACGGAAGCCGCAAATCTGAAGATCGGTTTTATCTTCCTGCACGACGAGCAGTCCACCTACGACCTGAACTTCATCAGCGCCGCCAAGGAAGCCTGCGAAGCAGCCGGCGTCGATTACGTCATGAAGACCCAGGTTCCGGAAGGTCAGGAGTGCTATGAAGCCGCCGCCGACCTTGCCGATCAGGGATGCAACCTCGTCTTTGCAGACTCCTTCGGCCATGAGGATTACCTGATCGCCGCCGCCAAGGAGTTCCCCAACGTCCAGTTCTGCCACGCTACCGGCACCAAGGCGCACACCGAGAATCTCCCGAACTTCCATAACGCCTTCGCCTCCATCTATGAAGGCCGCTACCTTGCCGGCATCGCCGCAGGCATGAAACTGAATGAGATGATCGCAAACGGCGAGTTTACCGAAGACGAAGCGATGATCGGCTATGTCGGCGCGTATCCCTACGCAGAGGTTAAGTCTGGCTATACCTCCTTCTTCCTTGGAGCGCGCTCCGTCTGCCCTACCGTTACCATGAAGGTTGTCTTCACCAACTCCTGGTATGACGAGGCTTCCGAAAAAGAAGGCGCGATGAAACTCATCGGCGACGGCTGCAAGCTCATCTCTCAGCACGCCGACTCCCTCGGCGCTCCCTCCGCCTGCGAGAACGCCGGTGTCCCGAATGTCTCCTATAACGGCAGCACCATGAGCGTCGCGCCCAGCACCTTCATCGTCTCCTCCCGCATCGACTGGGTTCCCTACTTTACCTATATTATTAACTGCATGAAGAACGGCGAAGCAATTGTCGCCGACTGGACAGGCACACTCGCCACGGGCTCCGTCTGCCTGACAGAACTCAATACCGATGTGGCCGCCGCCGGCACCGAGGACGCGATTATTGAGGCGATTAACAAACTGGAAAACGGCTCCCTGCACGTCTTTGATACCGCTGCCTGGACGGTGGATGGCGAACATCTGGTGTCCTGCATGGCGGACGTGGATTCCGATCCGAATTACGAGGCCGATACCGAGGCCATTACGGACGGCTACTTCCATGAGTCCGAGTTCCGCAGCGCGCCCTACTTCGACCTCGCCATTGACGGCATCACCATGCTCAACGGATAAGAGGGAAATATCATGCTTGAATGGAATGTCTATGTCAGCGACTTCAACAGCCGCAAGATCGTCACCTTTAACATCTTCAGGCATTATTCATTCTATGAAAGCTGCCTGAAGAACAAAAGGAAAAACGGCAAAGACCGGGACGTCTTTTTTGAGGAAATGCGGAAAGATCTGATGTATTACTACTGGTCGAAGTGCGAGTGGGAGATCATCCTCGACCACTGGCCGTCCAGAGACGACTTCTATCAGGAGAAGATCGACGTCTACGATCAGGTCATGTTGAACTGGGAAGCGTTCACGGACTATGTCTGGAATCATCTCAGTGAACTGAAGAAAAGGAAAGTATGATTTGAGTTTTCAACTGATTCGCGGCGACCTGCTGGAATCGGATGCCATCGCTATCTGTCATCAGGTCAACTGCCGCAACGCCATGGGATCAGGGATCGCCGCCGTCATTGCCGCAAAATGGCCGATCGTCAAAGAACGGTACAGCAAGGCTTTTGATAATTTGAAGGACTGGACGAGCCTGCTTGGCAAAATCCAGACCGTCAAAATCGATCACGGGCGCTATGTCGTGAACATCTTCGGTCAGGACGATTACGGCAGAAACGGCGTCTATACCGACTACACCGCCCTGACCCGCGCGTTCAAACAGCTGAACAGGCGCTTCGCCGGACAGACCGTAGCCTTCCCCTTCGGGTTTGGCTGCGGCCTCGGCGGAGGCGACTGGCAGAATATCGAGCGCATGATGCTGCTTCTGCTGCCGGATTGTGACGTAGAAGTATATTTGAAAGGATAAGCCATGAAGAATATTTTGATTACCGTACTGATCATCGGACTTGTCATGTGTGTCGCCGGCGGCCTGATGTATCACTTTGGTGATACGCCGAAGCCGGAGCCTGCAGAGCCGGCAGCGGAAACGCAGGAACCGATGCCGACAATCAAACTCCCGGAGGAAGATGTGATCGTTGAAGAAGAACCGGAACCGACGCCTTCCGCTGACCGGACTATCCAGCCTGGTGACCAGACCATCCAAACTACCCAAACTGGTGACCAAACTACCCAAACCACTACCCAAACACCGGATACTTCCGGGGAATACCGAGGCTGGCCAGCCATCCCGGCAGACCAGCTCCCGCAGCCGGATCAGCCTTCCGGCGGTACACAGATCGTTATTCCGTCCAATCCGCAGATCGGAACCTATAACGGAAATTCCGTGATTATCGTTCCGAACAGCCATTCCGTGACAGACAGATCCAGCTTGGACTACCTTGCGGAGGAGATTTTTCTCCTGACCAATCAGGAGCGCGTCGCCCACGGCTTGAAGGAACTGGCATATGCCTATGACCTGCAGGACGCGGCCGATACCCGCGCGCAGGAGGCCTCCGTCCTGTTCTCCCATACCAGACCAAACGGCCAGTCCTGCCACGATATCGTGACGAAAAACTACAATATCACAGGCGAAAACCTGATCCAGGCTGACAGGCCTGTGGCGACGCCTGCGAATCTGGTGGCGGAATGGATGAGCTCTTCGGGACACAGAGCCAATATCCTGCTGAAGGATTATACGAAGCTTGCCGTCGGAGTCTACGAAAAGAACGGCGTCGTCTACGCCTGCCAGATTTTTGTCGGATAAAAGGAGAGAAAAGTGAACATTCAGTCGCTTTCCATTGTGGTGCCGAACGGGTACTGCTGGAACAGCTGCCCGTTCTGCGTCTCCAGAATGCACCATGAAGAATACGGCCAGTCCATTTTCGACCGGCCGTACTTCAAAAATACTCGCGTCTTCGATTTGCCGGTTCACTATCTCGACCGGATTCGTTTCGTCCGGGACGAGGGCTGCAACTCCATGATCATCACAGGCGATGCGGAGCCGCAGCAGAACATGTCCTTCATCATCAGTCTGCTGATAGCCAACAGGAGCCTCCGCAAGCCCTTTTATAATATCACCCTGCAGACAACAGGCTCCGGCCTGACGAGAGACGATATCAAGAAGATGGCGGCGCTCGGTTTGACGACGGTCGCCCTCTCCATCAGCTCTTTTGACGCGGACAGGAATGCCGTAATCATCGGAATGCCGGAGAAAAAGAAATGCAGCTTCTATGACATCATCCGCTGCGCGAAGGAGTTTAACCTTGTCGTTCGCGCCTCAGTCAACCTGACCGATGAATTTGCCGAATACAGGCCGGAACGCTACTTTGAGTGGGCGCAGATAAACGGCGTGGATCAGCTGACCTTCCGAAAACTCTACGCCTCCGGCGACAGCCCGCAGGCAAAGTGGATCGCCGAGCATCTGCTCCCGGAAGAGAGGCTTGAGATGATCGACTTCTATATCCGAACCGAAGGCAATCCGATCATGCACCTGCCGTACGGCCTGATGAAGTATTCCGTCCACGGTGTTTCCACCGTTCTGGACGACGACTGCATGTCCAAGGACAACAGTGAGGATCTGAAATACCTGATCCTCCGGCCGAACGGCCACCTCTACAGCCGCTGGGACGACCCCGGCAGCCTGCTCTTTTAGGAGATAAAAGATGATACTAAAGATTGCTATGGCAGTGGTATCGGGGATAATATTGTGTATTTGTATAGGCTACAATATCGACCTGTGGAAAGATTTTACCAGAAATGAAGATATCCGCGTAAAATGGAAAACATTTCTTTCCATGTACCGAATTAGCCCGAAAAAGTTTTCCTTTAAATATTCTGATATGTACAATTGTTACAGCCTGACATACGGTAATTATCATATCGGGCTATCGTTCCCCGCATTCCTGCTTTTCAAACGCTGGATTCCGCGTCAGGAGGAACTCAAAAGGCAGGAAGAAAAAAGGGAAACTTCGGAAAAAGTTCTGAAAGAGTGGCAGAAAGATATTAATACATATAGGGATAACGCTCAAAAAGAAATAAATGATATGTTCCAAAGGGGTCGGAAGATATGAAGAAACTGTTTTGTATTTTTCTTACTATTATAATTATAGTATCACTGGCTGGATGCTCAGTTGAACGAGGCGATAACGCATTTGTGACAGACCGCTTTATTGTTCTCAGCTATGACTCTACCTCCCTCACCTCTGAAGCCGTCATATGTGATACTGAAACGGGCGTTCTGTATCTTTATATTTCGTCAGCATATCAGGGCGCAATTACTCCAATCATGGAGCCAGACGGCACACCGATGACCTACGACGAATACGTCCCGTCACACTTCCGCGATATCGGCAGATACGCCGAAAGAGAGGACTGAATATGCCGGACAATACATCCAAACATGGTACTTGGGAGATCGTTCACGGCGTTTGTACGCCCGGCGGCGATCCCTGGCTCGTCTGTCCGTTCTGCCATGCTGAAAACTCGGAGCACCTCGGCGGTATCGAAATGCCGAAGCGCTGGAATTACTGCCCGAATTGCGGCGCGAAACTGAAAGGAGATGGCCATTGCTGACAAAAACCGATAAAATTGTGCTTCTCATTTTTAAGATGATGGCCAATATGCTGGGCTTTATGACAGTATTTTTTGACTATCGCCCCTGGGTCAAAGTCCTGTTTATCTTCATCGCCATCGTTGTCAATTCCGCTACGTCCAATTTTCAGGGGGTTATGGAAAAATGAAGAGGGAAGAACAGGAAGAACTGCTGAAAGAGTGGCAGAAACGTCTCGGCCTGCGGGACTGGACGATCAAGCTCTATCCAAAGTGTAAGCCGGAAGAGATGATGATTGATAATGCAGTCGGCGTCTGCGACTGGAAGGAAACCAATAAGACGGCCACCATCCAGATCCTGAACCCGAAGTATTGCGAGGACTGCATCGTGCCGATGGACTGGGAAGAGACCCTCGTCCATGAGCTGTTACATATCAAGACCTGCCTCGTGACGGACGTGGAAGATCCCATGACCGAGCGCGTCGGACATATCCTGATCAACGATCTCGCCCGCGCCTTCGTCGACGCCAAGAGATCGAAGTGATGACCATGGGTTAAGAGCCCGTTGTGGATGCACCGGGAGGAAAGCATATCGTGTCAAGGATGCTTGCGGTGAGAGCGGTCAAATCATAACCCGCCACTTCCGGGAAGACAGCACAACAGAACCGCATTTCAAATAATTTCATGGGGGTTCAGCCTCTGATCTATGCAGATGATTGGGGTGGCTGAACAGAGTGGAGATGTCAGAGGAAACGACACGCATTAACTAAAAGTGACCACGACTGTCAAGGGGGGAGAACAATGAGACTGATTGATGCGGATGCGCTGTTAGAGAAGCACATTTTTGAAAACACGGCGTTACGTCACATAAATGATGCTCCGACCGTGGACACACGACCTGTCGTGCATGGAGAGTGGGAGCGAATAGACCATGACGGATCGTGGAAAGTTTGTGCTTGCTCTGTATGCAAGAAGCGCACGAATTTCGTGAATTATACTGAGGCATATAATTTCTGCCCCAACTGCGGGGCGAAGATGAATAACGATAGTTAACCTTCGTTAATTATTAACAAATTTGGATGTGACCGTATAAGGGGGGTGGTTAAGATGATTGGGGACGGAGTAGTTCCTCTTACCATATCTTGCCCCGATGATGGGGCAGAAAACTTACAGTGACCAATTATTGCAAAAATGAAGGAACTTATGTGATTATAAATGTAGCTTTGCCTAAGAAACATTCCACCGATGTTGTAACGATACAGGTAGAACCCGTGTTGTAGTTTGTAGGTGGATTAAAGTGACCATGCCCTCCGAGGTTTACGGACCGACGGTGAAAGCTCGGCTTTTTCGGAAGCATAAGAAAGGCATAATGAAAAAATATATCCGGGCTGGGAGGGTGACGATGTCGGTGAACTCCACAGCGGCGCGTAATGGCAGACCCATAATCAGACCGGATATATTATAAAGAAATACATGGCAGAATAGCCGAGCTATGAAAGAAAAGAATAAAGCAATGAGCCGCGCTTGCGGTATGGCCCATCATTTGTCAGCGTTTCAGAATATATCATTACGGTATCTTTTCATTCCGCCATTGCTGGCGACGCTATTCTGCTATGTGTTTTTGCCCCGGTCAATGTTGATACACGGTTCATAAAAAATGATAACGCGAGCTGGTGTGAGCAGCTCGCGGCTCGTCTGCGGCTTAGCCCCAGATAGCGTGATCAATAATAAGTAAGAGGATGCCCGCAAGCAGGCTTCCAACAAACCCATAGAGAACCGCAGAGACCATAGACCACCACCTTTCCCGTCCGAAAGTTTTCAGACGTGCCGCAGCATCTTACTTGCTGTCTTCGGGGAATGGAACGTGCACCGTTATCATACATTGATCGGGACGCCATGTCAATTCCAAATCATCAGACGTATATATTATAATAGTATAAGATCGGAGTTAATATTTGTTATGCGACAGTAATCGGCTGTTGACATACAAAGACTTACAGACTATACTCCATGTCGGGAAGAGCAGGGCTTACGAACTGCTGAAATCCGATTGCTTCCCGACAATCAAAATCAACAATCGGTATTATGTAAGCCAGAAACACCTTGAAAAATGGATAGATACCTATTCCGGAAAAACGTTCCTGGTTTGAGTATAGTGTGTGGATAGTGTATGCAATAAGCGCAGAAGGTGTGAGGATACCAGTATTTACTGGGCGAAATGGAGTAGACAGTGATGTCTTGAAAACCGTTAGGGCGAAAGTCCA